TGTCGGTTTTCTTCGGCCAAGGCGCGTTCGGCTACGGCGAAGGCACCCCAGCCGTGCCCGTCGAACTTGAGCGTAAGCCCGGCGGCGGCAACGGTGGTGGCGCTGAAGTCCTGTGGGAACGCAAAACATTCATCCTGCAGCCTGCCGGTTTCAGCTGGAAGGGCAGCAACAACCAGAACCTCAGCCCGACTGCCACTCAGTACGCTGCTGCTGCGAACTGGGAGCGTGTGTTCGACCGCAAGCAGGTTCCGTTCGCCGCCGTGATCAGCGGCACCACCACCCCGTAAGCCATCTGTGGCTGGGCGTCTTCGGGCGCCCTGTCGCAAGGAGCAAATCATGAAAGTGATCTACACCGACAAACCGGGCAATGAGCCTGGTGTGTGCTATCGACTGCTCAATGAGTTCTTCGGGGTGATCAGCGCGGCGACCGATGTGTTCGTCCAAGGTGACAACCCCAACATCATCGAGGCGTACAAGCGAGCAGGCATCAAGGTCACCGGCGCCGATGAAAACGGGCTGCGTACCGATGGCCCGACCGTTGCCGAGTATGTTGACGCTGGCTATCAGGCGAGCAGCTACCCACCGGCGGGCTACGCCTCGCGCAGCACTCCCGAAGAAATCGACGCAGCCATTGCGGCTCAAAAGCCAAAGACCGGCGACGAGAATGAAACCGACCCGCTGAAAATGAAGGTCGACGACCTCAAGGCTTGGCTGATGGCCAAGAACATCGAGTTTGACGCCTCGGCCAAGAAAGAAGATCTGCAGGCCCTGGTGCCAACGGAATAAGGACAAGCACATGACCGACTTCATCACCGTGGCTGATGTCAACGCTCAGTTGGGTCCTGACTGGGCTGGCACCGGTGATGCGGTCCTTGCTGTGGCGATGGCGAATGCCTGGCTCACGGCCAAGATTAATCGACCCGTTGCCGATCCGACCCCTGACGCTATCAAGCTTGCAGGCGCTCAGGTTGCGAAGGAAGCGGCAGCGGGCAACCTGTACAAAGCGACCCAGAAGGAAGTGCTGAGCAAGACGGTATCGGCTCAGTCTGGCACTTCCGTTAGCAAGACCTACGCGGAAGGCTCGACTGACCTTTCTGCCGGCGAGAACTTCGCCCTCGCGCTATTGGCGCCGTGGGTCAAGCGCTTAGGCACGATCATGCTCAAACGGGTGTAGCCATGGGAATGCGCGAAGAGATTCAGGCCGAGCTGGCCGAAGCGTTTGACGATCCGGACGGGCTTGGCGATGCCGTGAAGCCTGTCGAAGGCTCGCGCAAGTCCAGCCCCGTTTACGATCCCTCCACTGGCACCACGACCGGGGGAACGGTCACCTACACTGGCCGCGGCGTCTTCGGTAGCTACCTTGCCAAGGAGATCGACGGCTCGCTGATCCAGACCACAGACGTGAAGCTACTGATCCTCCAGAACGAACTCTACGTCTCGGTCTCTGGTGCGCCGACACCTAGTCCAGCAGAGCCGAAGATTGGCGACACAGTGGGCGGAAAGCGCGTGTTGAATGTGAGCCAGGATCCTGCTGCCGCGACATGGACTGTACAGCTGAGAAAGTAGATGGACAAACCTAGCTGAGAGTACTAGCGTGTTCCTAATTTCCATATAGACAGGGACTTCTAATATGCGCATGCAAGCTTTCTTATGCTCTCTCCTTTTAGGCCTGCCAGCGTTTGCAAATGCTGATGTAGATGTCAATGTTAAGAACGAGATCATCGACCGATGCAAATCGCAAATGGGCCAGTATGGTGCTGCGATGGTTAAAGCATGCGTGGACCAAGATTTAGAAGCGGTAGAGAAACTTGGGATGATTCCTAGCCAGTACAAGTCCACGGTGAATCGCTGCATGAAGCAAATGCGTCAATATGGTTTCGCCATGGTTAACGCCTGCGCCGAGCAGGATGTAGCTGCTGACAAGGCGCTCAGTAAGTACTAGTCGCCGAGAGTACCATCCGGTCGATTGCATACGATGTTTTGACTAAGCCCGCCATTTGAGCGGGCTTTTTATTTTCTATGAGCGTGCTTATGGGTTCCAAATATGCAGGACTCAACGGCGGGTTCGCTGCCCAGATTCAGGCCTTCGCCGATCAAGCGCAACTGGCGATCGACGCAACATTGCGCGAGATAGTCATTGAGCTGGGCAGCAGCGTGATCCGCATGTCGCCCGTCGGCAACCCGGAGATCTGGGCGGCGAACGTGGCGCATCGAGCGAAGAACACCCGCGCCGCCGATGACTACGACTTCAAGGTTGCCGTCCGGAACACGCTGATCAATCTGGACGACAGCAATTTCACGAAGTCCGGCAATCTGCGCAAGGGCGTGAAGTACGCCAAGCCGTTGACCAAGGCCGAGCGCGTGCAGAACTTCAATGTGAACGGGCTTGTTTCCGGTAAGGACTACGTTGGTGGGCGCTTTCGTGGCAACTGGATGTTCAGCATCGGTTCGCCGGACAACACCACGACGGAGGAGGTCGACCCGAGCGGGCGCAAATCCACCGCGCGGATCGTCGACGGAGCGATCGAGTTCAAGGCAGGTGACACGGCCTTTATCACCAACTCTCTGCCGTACGCGATCCCTTTGGAGTTTGGACATTCCCAACAGGCCCCAGGCGGCATGGTCCGCATCACAGTCGCGCGCTTCCAGCAGATCGTGCTGGAGGCAATCAGGAATAACCAGGTATGAGCCACCAGATCATCCGACGCATCTACGAGCAGCGGCTTGCAGCCTGGGCGGCGCCGCGCGGCTTGCGGATCGCCTATCAGGGCGTGGCATTCGAGCCCGGTGACGAAGAGACCTATCTGCGTGCCTTCACGTTGCCTGCGGGCACCGACACACAAACGCTAGAGGGCACGGACCGGGTCTACACCGGCGTGTTTCAAATCAGCGTCGTGACGCCGGCCGGTAACGGCACAGGCGATGCCGAAGGACTGGTCGATGACCTCGATGAGTTGTTCCCCACATTTCTGCGACTGAAGCAGGGTGACTTCACAGTGATGGTGCTGACGCCGGTCGAGCCCGGTCCCGCGATCGTCGATGACACCACACTCACCGTATCGGCTTCGTTCCAGTACCGGGCCGACCGAGCATAACCCGCCCGTTGGGCAACCCCTAACCCCGCCAAGTGCGGGGTTTTTCATTTGTGTACGAGGAAACCCCAATGAGTGCCATTCTTCCCAACGGATCGATTTTCGAAATTGCCACGGCCTACAGCGCGCCGAAGGCTTTCACCGCCATTACCAACGCCAAGCCGCCTGAGGTCGCCTCCGCCGCGCACGGCTTCGATGATGGTGATGTGCTGGTCGTGACATCGGGCTGGACCCGCCTGAACGACAAGGTCGTCCGTGTGATCGGCTCCGAAGCTGACAGTTTCGACCTGGACGGGATCGATACCACCAAGACTTCCGTTTACACCGCTGGTTCAGGGCTCGGGTCTGTGCGCGCTGCCAGCGCCTGGGCCCAGATCAGCCAGATTACCGACAACAACAGCTCCGGTGGTGAGCAGCAGTTCGCTACGTTCGGTTTCTTGGAAGAGTCCGACGACCGTCAGCTTCCGACGACCAAGAACCCGATCACGCTGACACTGACGGTGGCCGACGACGACAGCCTGCCGTACGTTGCAGCGGTGGAGGCGGCCGACGATGATCGCGAGCCTCGCGTGCTGCGCCTGACGCTGCCGAATGGCGCGACCATCTACTACAACGCCTACGTCTCGATCACCCCAACTCCGACACTGACCCGCAACAACGTCATGGCCCGCGTGATCACGCTGTCCCTGGCATCGCGTCCAACTCGCTACAAGGCGGCCTAACCCATGGCGACGAAGTTCAAAATTGCTCAGTCCGCCACGTTCAAGGCGGACGTGGAAATCCCCCGCGTAGGCGGCACCACGGTGAAGGTGCCGTTCGAGTTCAAGTACCGCAATCGTAAGGAACTGGCGGCGCTCTTCGCGGGCTGGCAGCAGGCGGCAAAAGATGATCAGGAGCGTTTCAAGGAAAAGGGCGACGACATCACCCTGGTCGACATCACTGACGCGAACATCGAGCGGCAAATCGAGCAGGTGAGCGAGCTGGTGGTGGGCTGGGGCTTTGAGGACAAGTTCACGCCCGAAGCGATTCGTGCCCTGGTCGAAACGTCCGCCGGCGCCGGCGATGCCATCGTCACCACCTACCAGAACGCCTTCTCAGTCGCTCGCCTGGGAAACTGAGAACGGTCGC